CGAGATCAGAATTTACAATCTGCTGTTCGTGTTGACAAAGGTGATGGCCCTGACAATTGGCCTAATTACAATTTGTTGAAGCGTGGCAAGCGTCATGATTATTTCACTTCCGCTTTGCCTTGGCCCCAGAAAGGTTCTGCTGTTTCATTGCCTTTAGGTACTTCTGCCCCTATTAAATCTGATGGTACCGCGGTAACTTTTACTGGTGGTTCTATTTCTAATGGTGCTTTTTTTCAGGCTGCTGGTGTTAATGCTGCTACCGGTATTACTGGTACTCAGGGTGTAGCTGGTGCTCCTGTTTCTTTTGGTAACAATTCTGGTTTGTACGCTGATTTGTCTACTGCTACTTCTGCAACTATTAATCAGTTGCGCCAGTCTTTTCAGATTCAGAAATTGCTCGAAAGGGATGCTCGTGGTGGTACTCGTTATACTGAGATTGTTAGGGCTCATTTTGGTGTTATTAGCCCTGATGCCCGTTTACAGCGCCCTGAGTATCTTGGTGGTGGTACTACACCCATTCAGATTAACCCCATCGCTCAAACTTCGGGTACTAACGCTTCGGGTACGACGACTCCGCTCGGCAATCTTGCCGCTATGGGTACCGGTCTTGCTAATGGACATGGTTTTACCCAATCGTTTACCGAACACGGTGTCATTATCGGTTTGGTTTCCGTTCGTGCGGATCTTACTTACCAACAAGGTTTACGTAAGATGTGGTCTCGCTCTACTCGGTATGATTTTTATTTCCCTGCTTTTGCTATGCTGGGTGAGCAAGCTATTTTGAATAAGGAAATTTATGTTACTGGTACTTCTACTGATGACGGTGTATTTGGTTATCAAGAACGTTGGGCTGAGTATCGTTACAACCCCGCGCTTATTACTGGTTTGTTTAAGTCTACAAGTGCTGGAACTATTGACGCTTGGCATCTTGCTCAACGATTCACTAGCTTGCCTACTTTAAATAGTACTTTTATCCAAGAGAATCCTCCTATTTCTCGTATTGTTGCTGTGGGCGCTGGCGCCAATGGTCAGCAGTTTTTGTGTGACACTTTTTTCCAAAATCGTGTTGCTCGTCCAATGCCGTTGTACTCTGTGCCCGGTTTGATTGATCATTTCTGATAGGTTTTTTTTATAGCCTTGGTCGAATCCGTAGGATTTGACTAAGGAGAAAGGTCTTTATGTTTGGAATTGATGATGCTGTTTTAGCTTCCGCCGCTGGTGGTCTTGCTAATAATTTGTTTGCCGGTTCTCGTCAAGAGGACGCGCAAGCTTTTTCCGCTTCTCAGTTTGCTTCTAGGTATCAAACTACCGTTAAGGATATGCAGGCTGCTGGATTAAATCCTATGCTTGCTTATTCTCAAGGTGGTGGTTCTGCTCCTACTAGTTCTGCTGCTGGTTCTTCTGGTTTTTCTGATCTTGGTAATGTTGTCAATCAATCTAAGATGAATGCGGCGCAAGTCGCTAATATTCATGCTGATACTTCTAATAAGGAAGCTTCTGCTGAGTTAATTGCCGCTCAAGCGGCTCAGGCTCGTGCTTCTGCTTCTCAGCAAGAAGCTATGGTTGGTCACATTGGCGCTTCTATTGATAAGATTCGTGAGGAAACTAAGAATATTCCTGTTGAACGCGATCGTATTAAGTTTACTATTCAGCAACTTGCTGAAGATGCTGCTTTGAAGGCCCAACAGGGCCATTCTCAGGTTGCTATTCGTGAGGAGATTGCTGCTAAGATTGCTAAACTTCGTGCTGAAACTAAAATTCTTGGTTTTGATATTGACGCTGCTTCTGATTTGGGTAATTTGGGTCGTGAGACTCAGCAGCTTAAGCCTGCTCTTGATCTTGTTCGTGGTTTGCTTCGCAAATGATTTTTTTTGGAGAATTTATGAAAATTTCTGTTCCTTTTCTTCGTACTCCGTACAACTATGACACTAACGAGGCATCGTCTGTGTCTGGTCTTTCTTGTCCTGAGGACACTTTGGCGCAACAGCATGCCAAAGATGAAGCCGATATCAATACTATTGTTCGGCGTTTTGGTTTAACTGGTGAGTTGCCATCTGGTGTTCGTATGCCTCAATATGGCGACTTTACTGATGCTTCTGACTATCACACTTCGCTGAACGCAGTTCGTGCCGCTGATGCGGCTTTTATGCAGCTTCCTGCGCATATTCGTACACGATTTAACAATGACGCCGGTGCGTTTGTTGATTTTTGCTCGGATGATTCCAATCGAGCTGAGGCCGAGAAACTCGGCCTTGTTCCTGCAACGCTAGTTGCTGTTTCCAACCCCGCACCTTCTGGTGACGGGGTAGCACAGTCTTCTACTTGATCTTAACTGTGCTAGGTGACACCTTTTTTAACGACTTTTTGGAGAATCTATGAAACCGCTTACCCGTCAACACGTGTCTAAACACAAGTCAGCTTCTAAGTTCCGTCAACATGCTGCACATACCAAAGGGGCTAACTTGAGCCCTCCTCCTATGCGTGGTGGTATTCGTTTGTAATCATGGCCTGTTTCCATCCGTTGCAGGCGTATCAGACTTCGGATGGTTCCATAATCTTTACGGAGAGGAAAGGGGACGTTGTACGTTCCCTTACCCTTCCTTGCGGTCAATGTCGTGGGTGTCGCCTTGAGCGTAGCCGCCAGTGGGCGGTACGCTGTATGCATGAAGCAAGTTTGTATGAACATAATTGCTTCATTACATTAACCTATGACAATGATCATTGTCCTACTGATAGGTCTTTAGATTATGGTGATTATCAGAGGTTTATGAAGCGCTTTCGTAAGCGCTATAAGGGCTCTACTATCCGTTTTTATATGGCTGGTGAGTATGGTGAAAAGTTTGAAAGGCCTCATTTTCATGCGTGCATTTTCGGTTTTGATTTTCCTGATAAAACGTTGTGGAAACGTACTCCTTCGGGTTCTCTTATCTATCGGTCAAAATCCTTGGAAGATCTTTGGCCTTTTGGTTATAGTTCCGTTGGTGATGTCACTTTTGAGTCCGCTGCTTATGTTGCTCGTTATGTAATGAAGAAGCGCACAGGTTCTGTCGCTGGAGATCATTACGAGACAACTGATATGGAGACTGGAGAGATTAAAAATCGGGTTCCCGAATTTAATCGTATGTCTCTTAAGCCTGGCATTGGGTTTGATTGGTACAAGAAGTTTACTTCTGATGTTTACCCTAATGACTATGTTGTTATCAATGGAAGAGAGGCCCGTCCTCCTAAGTTTTATGACAGAAAATTTGCCCAAGATTTTCCTGAGGAATTTGAAGCCTTGCAGTTTCAAAGATTCATTGACTCTGTCGAGCGTTTTGAGGATAATACCGATGAGCGGCTTGCAGTCAAAGAGAAAGTTGTTGAAGCAAAGTTTTCTCGATTAAGTCGCTCTATTGATTAACTTTTTTGATTGGAAATTACAATGGAAGATTCGCAAAAAACTTTGGCTATTCGTGATCTAATTCACGCTGCAAAACTTAGAAAGGTTTTGCTTTTGAAGAAATCTCTAGTTGATTCGCAACTAGAGGAAGTTCGTAACTATATTAAGGAGTTTTCCTGATGATTCAATTGATTTTTTCTGTTAAAGATCGTGCTGCTGATGCTTTCGGTCGTCCTCTTTTTGTTCCTTCTGCTGGGTTGGCTATCCGTTCGTTCAGTGATGAAGTTAACCGCTCGGCTGACGACAATCAGATGTTTCATCATTCTGATGATTTTGATTTGTATGAGCTTGGCTCCTATGATGACTCTACTGGTATCATTGAATGCCATCCGCAGCCCTTGCAACGTGCTTTAGGTAAGCAGGTCAAGGTTTAATTTTTGGGGCTTCGGCCCCTTTTTTTGGAGTTTTTTTATGCATCGCAATCAATCTGTGTCTACGCATCAATTTGCTATGGTTCCTAAGGCCGATATCCCTCGGTCTTCTTTTAATATCCAGACTACTCATAAGACTACTTTTGATGCTGGTTATCTTGTTCCTGTTTATGTTGATGAAGTGTTGCCTGGTGATACTTTTAATCTTCGTATGACTGCTTTTACTCGTTTGGCTACGCCTTTGTATCCTACGATGGACAATCTTTATCTTGATTCTTTTTTCTTTTTTGTTCCCAATCGTTTGCTTTGGAATAACTGGCAGAAGTTTATGGGTCAACAGGACAATCCTGGCGATTCAATTTCTTACACAATTCCTCAAATGGAGGTTTCACCTACTGGTTTTCCTGTTGGTTCTTTGCAAGATTATTTAGGTTTACCAACTACCGGTCAGTACAACTCAGGTGGTGCTGTTAAGGGTGTTGCTGCTTTACATACTCGTGCTTACAATTTGATTTGGAATGAGTGGTTCCGAGATCAGAATTTACAATCTGCTGTTCGTGTTGACAAAGGTGATGGCCCTGACAATTGGCCTAATTACAATTTGTTGAAGCGTGGCAAGCGTCATGATTATTTCACTTCCGCTTTGCCTTGGCCCC